TATGACCAGCGTGGTGAGCGCATTCGCGCTAACGTCTGCCAGGAGGTTTATCTTCCTCATCGTGGCACTTGCCTGTTGCAGCACGTCAACATGGGCGCCTGCACCATTGAAGACCTCGTGGGGGCTTTTAAGGAGGGCATGCTGCAGCTTTGTGAGCTGCATGCCATGACGGGCGTTGGCGACACTGGGGAGTATTTGCCTGCCGTTGTAGATCGTCAAGTGGGGCTGGGCATGCTGGGCCTAGCCAACTTCCTGGCGCAGGAAGGCATTTCCTACAAGGACTTCGGCCTGGCGCTGAAAGATGTGAACGATGGCAAGCCTGGGCCTATCACCAATGCTCGCACTGCAGCCATTGTTTTGAAGCAGGCAATCATGGAGGCCGCGGCCATTGCCCGTGAATACAACATGGACCGGGCATTCTGCATTGCTCCCACAGCATCGTGCTCCTATCGCTACCAGGATTTGCGTGGATTTACTACAACGCCTGAGATTGCTCCTCCTATTGCTCGCCATGTGGACCGCGATAGCGGCACATTTGGCGTGGAAAGCTTTGACTATGGCGATGTTGAGACGGCAGCAGATGTGGGCTGGGAAGATTACAAACGTGTGGCTGATGAGCTGGTACGCATGTATCAAAACAGCGGCAATCTTTTCCATGGATATAGCTTCAATTCTTGGAGCGATATTGTCGTTTATGACGAAGCCTTCCTCAAGGATTGGCTAGCATCACCTCAGACGAGCCTCTACTATTCGCTGCAAGTTCTTCCAGACACGCAGCGTAAAGATGATGCCTACGCGGCATTAGATGACGACTTTAAGAGCATGTTTGGTCTCGACGATGAGTCGGCGGCCAATCAGAGTTCTGCGTCTTGTGATTTAGAGGCCGGATTCTGTGCAGCTTGCGCAGAGTGACTAATTAAAAAGGGGGGCCGGCGGCCCCCTTTCGTATCCACACTATTCCATCGTTTGAAATGGCTACTGCCGAGAAAAGCCCCTATCTAGAGACAATTGCAAAGAAGCGGCCTTGGCAGGCCGTTCCTGTAAGCAGGAATGCCGTTGCTGAGGGCAGCGAGGCTACTTTATTCAAGGCGCTGGCTTTGCGCCACCTAGAGCTGCCTGTAAAGGATTTCTTGGCGCAAGGGCTGGAGAAGGATTTACCTTCCACCCCAGGCGTTGTAGAGGCTCTTCAGTCCAACATGGAAGACGAAGAGCGCCACGATCAAGCTCTTAATTACATTGCCGCCGTTCACGGTGTAAACGAAAGGGCTGAGAGCGATGTGATGAACATCTTGAAAGTATGGAATGAGCATCCAGCTCATCCTGTTCACAAGGCAGCCATTCTTGAGCGCTCCGTGTTTTTCGTGGCATTGCCGTTTTTCCGTCAAAACGGCGATGTAGGTATGCGCACTGTTTCTGCTGACATCAGTCGCGACGAGCGTGTTCACACTGCTATTCACGGCATGGTTGCAAAAGAGCTTGGTGAAGAGGATTCTCAAAGCCTGAATCGACTTCGTGCTGCCACAGCGGCTTGGCTCTTTGAGGATCTTGGCCCAAATGAGAATCGGTGGCTTGACAAGGATTTCTGGATGAGGCAATCCGAAAGTCTGTTCTTTACAGGCAAAGCTCCAGAGATGGTCGACACACGCCGCGCACGTCAAATCGCCTTCTTTGAAAGCTCAAACGTGGACCTGCCCAGCTACGGGCGGGAATAGTTCCAGTTCTAGTAAGGCGTTTGCCCCACCAAGGCGCTAGCATGGTCGCTGGCGCTTTTTCTTTGAATGAAACTGTGTGTTTGCTGCGGCATTGAGAAAGACTCTTCGCAGTTTTACAAGGAGAAGAGAGTGGCCGACGGCCTTGCTGCTAGATGCAAGCAATGCACGAAGGAAAAGGCGGGAAACAGTTACAGGGCCAGAAAGACAGAAGTATTGGCGCAGCGAAAAGCTCAGTACGACAAGCGAAGAGAAAGAGATAAGAGTCTTCGTAGTAATTACGGAATAACGCTTGAGCAATGGGAGGCAATGTTCAAAGCGCAAGGCAATTGCTGTGCCATCTGCAAGTCGACTCGCCCAAATCACGGCAGCGGCCAATTTGTTGTTGACCATTGTCACGAATTCGGTCAAGTGCGCGGCATCTTGTGCGGCAAGTGCAACATAATGTTGGGCCAGGCAGACGACAGTCACGACACATTGCTTGAAGCTGTCATGTACCTAGTCGCAAATTCCACACCAGAGTCCATAGAGAAGCGCAAGCAAGCCCTACGGGCCGCGTTGGACCGCTAAGATTTCCAAGGTGTGAGGAGAAGGGGCGCCCCGCAAGGGCGCCCTTTGTCTTATCTATGGTCAATTGCTGGCTCATTTCAGACACGCATTTCGGTCATGACAAGGCTTGTACGTTCGTGCGGCCTGATGGCGAGAAGCTGCGTCCGTTTGACAATGCAGAAAAAGCGGACGAAGCAATGGTGGAAAAGTGGAATGCCGTGGTCAAGCCCAAAGATAGGATTTACCACTTGGGCGACGTAGCCATTCCGCGTAGGGGCCTGAAAGTATTGGAGCGCCTGAATGGGCGCAAGGTATTGGTGCGTGGCAATCATGACATCTACAAGCTGTCAGATTATGCGCAATATTTTGATGACGTGAGAGGATGCTTTTATCACCATGAATTCATGCTGAGTCACATTCCATTGCACCCGGAACTGTTTGAACAGCGTTTTAGGGGCAACATTCACGGTCACCTGCATTGTCACAACGTGAGGCTCCCTGATGGGAGCCTAGATCGGCGTTATTTCAACACTTGCGTAGAGCAGAATAATTTTGCCCCTTTTCATTGGGACGAGGCTATGGCTTATTTCGACGGCGAATGATTATGTGGCGGCTTTGGGCGAAAGCACTTGGCGAGAAGGCTGGAAAGAATAAAAAAGAAGCAGATATTATTGGTTTTATTAGAACTGTTGTACTATTTTCATACATGCTTACCAACGCATTCATTGTTGCAGGTGTCATCCGCCATTGGAACGACATTGAATACACACTGCCAGCAAAAGAAAAGGGGCCTTGAGGCCCCTTTTCGCTTAACGCTTAGCCATGATGAACAACAAGTGAATGCTGTGATGTGTTGATAAGCGTGTCAGCAACGGAATACTACCACGAGGGCAGTTTCAGAACCAGTGCGGTTTGGGCACGTAAACCACGCCTCGATAAGTGAGAGAGGCCATTTGCGCTTCGCGCAGACGTGCGGCTTTTTCAAGCTGTTGCTTGATCAGTGCAAGAGGGTTCATGGTGGTTCCCGATGATGCTGTCCCCGTTCCGTGACAGCGAGTCATGCGCCCCGTCGCCGGGGTGAACGTACTTTTAGTGTATCAAAGCCCCCGGCAGGATTTGAACCCGCGGCTAATGCTTTACAAAAGCATTGCTCTACCACTGAGCTACAAGGGCGAGGGGCGGGAGTAGGACGCAATAGTCCAATAATGGCCGTGCGGCGGCCCTCCCGCAGCTTCATCGTTGTCCTGGTAAGGCAACAGCAAAGGGAGCTTCCACCTTCCCTCTGCAATTCGGGGGTGCCTGAACCACCCCCTATAAACCACTCAGGCGTCCCCTCGTGGCTGCATCGCGATTGCTCAGAAACTATAAAGCAAAAATAAAACGATGGAGCTATTGCCGCCAAGACCAATAGACGGTTCCACCTTGCTCTGAAATCCAGCGATGGTGGTGCCGTGCCTCATGAAGCGGCACGCAAACTTGGTGTTTGCGGCCATTCAATATGTATTGCATGCAAACTGTATTGCCATTCATACGTCGTACAGACGACACTCGGGAGCTTCCGGGTTTTGCCGACACAAAACCTCCCAGCGCGTTGACGTGGAAAAGGGAAGGTCTACCTCCTTTTTATACGCGGCCATGGCTTCGACATAGGCATTATTTGCCTCGCAGGCTTGCTCGCTGTCTGCCCCGTGCTCGTTAAAGGCCGTGGTGAACGCAAAGGAGGCATCCACTACTTTTGCAAAGGCTTGGTGAAGAGCTTCCCTTTCCATTGCATCATCTTGAACACTTTTAGGCTAAGTGTTTTCAAGTGGATTGCTCTTGGCGCTGCTGTTTTTTGAGCGTTTGCTGAATTTTGCGGAGGCGTGGCAGCAGGGACGGTTGATAAAAATGCTCTGCCGCAAGAAGCTGCAGCGCAGTTTGGCGATCACCCTCTAATAGTGCTACCAAGAACTGCACTTCTTTGGGACTAATTTCAAGCGTTTCCACTTCGGCATTGTGAAAATAAATTCTTGAACATACTAAAGGTTCAAATGAATCCGTCTAGCCAATTAGCCTCGTCGTCTTGATTTGCGGCGTGAATTGCTGCGGCCAATGCGAATGCATGGTCGTCAATACCAGTTTGTTTGCCACCAGTTACCGTCCATTGTCCGCCTGCTCTATACACAACGGTTAGACCTTTGATTTCGCTAATTGCCTTTTCATGGTTGTAAATGTTCACCTGTCCAGCATTAAATAATTCCCGCATCTTTGAGAATGCTTTTACTTTGGAATTGATGGTCCAAGTGAGTTCTTCAATGGGAAAATCACCAGCGAGGGCCTGGATTGTGCCTGCGCTGTTGTATTGGTCCATGACGATCTTGTCAAACAAATAGAGCTTGTGTTGTTCCCTTATCCAATCTTCCACTGCATTGATATTTACTTCCTTCCTTCCGTTAATTTCAAAGTCAGCAACAAACGTGTGGAATTTGTCAACAACTAGCGTGCCATTATTGAAATGAACGATGCAGGCAGTGTAGTTATCTCGGCCAAGGCCGCCGCGAGCAGGGTCAAGCGCTAGTACATATGTTCCCATAAAGGCCTCTTCAGGAGGCAATGCCTTGCGTTTGTCGTCAATGCAGGCCTCTACTACATCAGGAGAGATGAGAGCAGAGAGATTGGCAGAGAATTGCGCCCCATATTCCACATTGAACTTATCTGGGTCGCGCTGGCGCTCCAGCTCCAGGAATTCACGAGAGATGGTGGGGTTCATCTCCCATGTTGGGAGGTTTACAGCTTGCAAATGGGAAAACCGCCCTGAGGAGGCTTCCTTGAAGTGTTGATAAAAGAGACCGTCCGTGAGCCAAGGCGAAGAGAGTTCAAGGATCTTGCCTTCCCGACCAAACTGTGCCACTGCAGGAGAAAGCGCTTGATAGATGCCGTTGGCACCAGAGTTGGCATCGCCGTCCACTGCGAAAGCCAGCTCGTCAAACACACAAGCGCAACAGGCAAGACCACGAGCAGCCCTACCGGAGGTGGGAATAGCTTTGAACACGCAACCATTGCTCATCTCAAGCTGATCTGCCGTTTCGCGCTGGATTTCTTGGGCGAACGGGCTATCGAGGATGAGCTGACGAATGTTATTGAGGGCAATGCGGCTCTGGTCTTGACTGTTGGCCACTGTCAGTACGTACCACTTCTCCCCTTTCCGCACCTTGCTTTTGTATTTCTCTTCCAGTACAAAACAGATGTAGACGCAGGCAACGGCAGCCATAAGCGTTTTACCACTACGGCGACCGAGAGCCCACGTTGCCTGTGAATAGCCGCCAGTGAAGAAGCTGTCAAGAATTTCAGCTTGCTTTGGATAGAGTTCCAGCTTTAGGGCGTGCTTGGCAAAGTCTGAGCAGCTAAGCATGCTTTTAGTTCCTCAATCGGGCGAAGATTCTCTTTAGGAACGAAATAAGAGACGCGCCCTGGTACGTGACTCTTTTTCCATTCGTCTTGCATTGCATCGTAGGCCTTGATCCACCCGTGGATGCGTATCTCCCGATGTTCGATGGTGACCAATACCAGGGTCTTAGAGGAGGTTTCGTCGAGCATGCACGCCAGATCATAGTAATGTCGTGCTCGTGTTTTTATATCGATGTCTGGGGGTAAATCATAACTTCCGCGTCGGGCCTCACTCTCCTTAAACACTTCATCTTTAAGGCCAAGATATGAAGCAACGGCCATTTCACCACCAGCCCCAAGGATGTGAACACGGAGGGCATCTTGTCCGTGAGTGGGGCCTCGATCACGGCCAATTTTGCCCTGAATCATGTTGACGCTCTGCCGGCGCTCACCTTCTGCAATAGCGAGCGCCTTCTCGGAGTGTGACAGCTCCCACGTTATGTAGCCCATGGTGTGCTAGGCGAATCCTGACGTTTCAATGTATCCAGTTTTAGAATGGTTGCAACATCAGGATTTCTTATGCATGGCTGACGTTACACAAGGTGTGGATATGGTGCAGCTTGGACACAGTTCCGAGGGTGGTATTCGCGCTGATGGCCTGCAAAACGTGTTCACCGGCATGGGTACGACGCGTGATAAGACCACACGTACCACTGTTAAGCCCGTCAGCTTCATGGGCCATGAAGACCTTGAAGGTCTTTATGCACATTGGCTCATGCGCCGCATTGTTGACCTCGTGGCGGATGAGAGCACCCGCGAGGGCTTTGAAATTCTGTTTGGCGGGGAGGGGGTGAACGCCGAAACCCTTTCCGGTGTTGAGCAAGCTATTGAAGACCTGGAAATCCTGTCGGGCTTTAACGAGGCAGCTAAGACTTCACGACTGTATGGCGGCAGCGCACTGTTGCTTTACATCGATGATGGTCGCCCGTCTGATATGCCCGTTGATCGGAACAACATTCGTGCTGTAGAGGGCATGGAGTGCCTGGATCGGCATCAGATTGCGCCGGTTATCAGCGAAGACAGCTTATACGACTATTCAAAGGCAACTTACTACCAGATCATTTCTGGTGATCTTATTCAGCAGCCCAATCTTCGCGCCATCCATAAAGACAGGATTTTGCGTTTTGATGGCATCTGGCTGCCCTACCGCACTCGTCAGAAGAACTATGGCTGGGGCATGAGCGTGCTGCAGAGCGTGTTTGAGAGCTTCAATCACTACTACAGCGGCACTTCCTCCATTGCCACTCTTCTTACTGAATTTGACATCTTTGTTCACAAGGTGCGGGGCCTGGCTTCGATGCTTGCTGCAGGCAAGGAAAGTCAAGTGAAAGATCGACTGCAACTGAACGACATGAGCAAGAGCATCTATCGCGGCTACGCGATTGATGCTGAAAAGGAGGAGCTGGCATTTGTGAGCCGCCACTTTGGTGGCGTCTCTGAGATCTTGGAAAAGCTGCGGCTTGACATTATTGCTGCATCTGGCATTCCCCATACATTGTTGTTTGGTCAGTCGCCGTCAGGCCTTGGTGCTACTGGCCGTTCAGAGGAGCGTGATTTCGCGAAGATCTGCCATCACTACCAGGAGACAAATTTCCGCAAGCCTTTGATGAAGCTGATGGAATACATCATGCTGAGCAAGGCAGGGCCGACTGGCGGGAAAGTGCCTGATAACTGGCGCGTGAGCTTCAAGCCGCTATTCGAGATGAATGAGCGGGAGCTGGCGGACGTGCGGGCGCGTGTTGCTGCTGTGGATGCTCGCTACATCCAGGTGGGTGTGCTCACGCCGCAGGAAGTGGCAGATAGCCGCTTTGGCAAGAGCGAGTACAGCATCGAGACCACCATTGATCCGTCCATCGCACGGGAAATGCCTGACAAGGCTGGTGGTGGCGACGGGAAGCTGGCTGTGCCTCCTGGTGGCCGTGACCCCCTGGACCAGGCAAACGGCAGTTTGCCTATGGATGGAAGTCGCGAAGCATCTCCTGATGCTGAAACCATGGATGAGGCGGGGCTCTATCTCTCTCGTGACCTAGAGCACCAGCGTGGCGATGTGGAATTCAAGGACAAGGAACTCCACAAG